GTTTGCCATTGCATCTGCTAGGTATACCAATGCCGTATACAGAATTTGCAATACGCTTGTACATTTCTTTTTCTTTTAATAATCTCGAAATATCAGCGCGTAATTCCAGTATTTCCTTACGCTTATCATTTTTATTTGCCAGTCTTGCTATTTCACTGTTTTTAAGATCATTGTTTGCAATATTTTTCTTTTCTGCGGTGCAAATATCAATAATGTTTTCTCTTATACCAGCCATGAAAGGATCTGAATTAAAATCAGAATCATTCTTCATACGGGATTCAATGCAGTTAAAGGCATCACTGTTACGATTAAATATAGCATTTCGTATAGCATATATAACTTCTGCCAAAGCGTCACGAATAGATGTATATTTCTGAATTTCCTTTGTTAAACCGACATCGTTGATGCAATAGTCCATAGCCTTATCTTTTTCCTTAATTGTTTTAATAAGAAGATCATGCGTGCTGTCAAGAATCACCTCACATGCTTCCAGCTTGTTTTTAAGAGTTTCATAATCTGCATCTTTAGTTTTACACTTGCATATGGCTTCTTCTGTACGAGCTTTCCATTCAGTTGCTTCTTTTATCTTTCTTATAAGAATATTTAAAATGACTGAAATGCCGTATATAGGTCCATCGTCAACTGTTTTCACGCCAATCTTAAGCGAAACATCCGTTAAATCCGATATCATTTTATCATTATCTATGGTTCTAGTAGCAAGCATAATATCCGCAACACTGTCGGTTATTTCCCTTAACATGTCGGAGAGAGCATCGTTTTTATCATTTACTTCCTTAAGAGCATCGGCGGCATCAGATAACTCCTTATCCATAGCACGCTTTTCAACAACCATTTGTGCTATAGTAGCTTTATTAGCGTCATTTAATTTCTTCTGATCATCAAGATCCTTTGCTGCTTTCTGAGCTTTGTTTTTCCATACTACGTTTTCTGAAACAACGTTTTCAAGGTTGCTATTAATCTTTGAGAATATAAGAAGAACTGATTTGAAAGTATATAATATCGAGTCGTTATCACAATTATGCATTGCATTTATAGCCTCATATAACTCTGAAAATTTCTTAAGAGTTATATCAAATTCGTCATTCGCTTCACAAATATCGATAATATCTGCAGCGAGCCCTCTTGCAAGATGTAGATCACCCTCAGCAGAAAAAGCAACATTTTGATTAAGTTCACGAGAATCCATAATTGTTATTATCTGATCAATAATAGTGCATATTTCATCCTTTGCTGTAAGCCAATTTCCATTGTCAAGTATATAACTTGCTTTGGTAGGCATACATATGTGTTCGAGTCCAGAGTTATGTTCTAAGGCGTTTAAGGTATCTTTTAAATCATCACAAATGGTTTCAGACTTAAGATCATCATATATAACGTCTATTACGTTTTTAAGCTCCTTCTTATCAGCATCTGCATTCTCGTAAAGTTTTTTCCAGTTACGAGCCTCTTTTTTTATAGATTCTACTTTATTTTTGAGATCGTCGTTTTCCTCATGTAAACGATTAGCAGTAACACCACGTGCAGTTACTTGTACGCCGAGTTCATAGTTAGCCTTTTCAAGCTCCTCTATGCACTTATTAAGAGAATCTGTGGTGAATGAAGTCAAGTGTTTACAGATTTTGGGAATATCATTTTTTGTAGTTTTTAACTCAGGGCGATTAAAAATTTCGTCATCTTTAATTTTATCAGTCATATATGATATATAGTTAACACGCTTATCACTGACTCTACTACATATAGCGTACTTTATAGCCCTAATCATATCCGCCAAAGCTACTCGGCATTCGTTATTGTAATTAACGTTGTCAACCAGCATAGCGTTAGCCTTTTCAAGTTCATCTATGCGCTTGTTAAGAGGATCTACTTCCTCCTTTGCGTATTCCGTAAGACCATTATCTGTAACCTTAATAAACTGGTAGTTAACAAATCCTTTTTCATCTATTGCTTTAATAACTTTGTATATATCAAAAGTGTTACACCAAGCAGCGTATTTCGGACTTTTGGCTTTCTGAAGAGCATTCATTCTGTTGACAGCATACTCAATTGATGTTGCAGACCAGTGAGATATCATTGTACCGTACTTAACGTTTATGTTACCATCGAGATCAACAGTTATGTTGTCAACAACCTTCGTTGGGTTCCCGGCTTCAGATATTATATACTGATCTTTAAAAGTGTCGTCAAATGAATGCATTACAAAGCGTCCTTTATCTACGAATTTAAGACGCCCAATACGTACAATGGCATCAGTGGCCTCTTTCGGAGTGTCTAAAAGTTTAGCTTCTGTAATATACTCATTATATCCGCAACTGAATGTGACTTCTGTACCAGGAACCTCTGTATTAAACTCCATGCTTGTAAGATATCCCTCTGCAGCCTTATCATATATAGCGTATTTCATAAAATAGCCTCCTTAAAATATAAATTAGTCATTCATCTGATCCATCATAAAACATCTATGACGTTCCAGTCTGTTTGTTGCTTCTTTGAGTGTACCATCTGGCATCTCAAAATATACATTTGGCTTTGTTGGGTCTTTAGCCCATGTATCGCCGTATTCATTTACAACATGATACTCGATAAGACAACCGCTTGCCTTTGTAAAACCTGTTGTAAATATAATAGCATCAACCGTATCAAGAAGAGAAATGGAATGACCAAGCATCTGAAGCCTTGACCTTCCTATTTTTCCGAATATAGCATTCGAAACTGTCTGAGTAGCCGTAGTATCACAGCATAACTGTTCGCTTACTTCCTCTCGTACTCTTTTAAACGTTGCTTTTATCTGGTCGTCTGTAAGACCGTTCATTGGTGTAGATATAAATATTTTCATTCTTCTTCCTCCTTAGGTTTGTCGAGTGGGTTTACGGTTGTTATTAATATAAAAGGCTCTTTTGCGTCTGAAAAATCAGCAGAAGCCTTAAAGTTTCCAGTTTTGAGATCGAGAGTCGCAGTATCATACATATAAATATAAAACTTAGAAGCAACACCGGCTAACATTCCTGATATTATCATTCCGATCTCAAAAGACCAGAATACTGGTAATATCTCAAGTGCCAGATCTGCTATTAACAAGCCGATGAATGTAGAGATTATTGTTATGGTTGCGATAACCCAGGAAAATCTCCTAAATGGAGAACGATTCTTATTTTTCATTTTTAATTCCTCCTGACCACATAAATGTTGTAAATAACACCGTTGGTATTAGACTCGTAGTAATATTAACTTTCGTGGATAATATAAAAGCTACGATTACAGATATCCCTGTAAAAAATAACATGATACCAGAGCTTATAATCGCACAAGCAAGCAAATGTATAATCGGATGACCGCTATTATAACTAAACACTGCAGCACTGAAATATGTGTTTAATATAATTATACATATCAAAATCGTGTTAAGCATAGATCCTCCTAAAATATAAAACCTGAAGGGACCTGTTACAGTCCCTAGGTTTTGATTAGGTTTATTTCATATGAACTTATCCTTAGTTTTACCAAGCCAATTTGACGTCTTCAGAGACCCGTTTTCCATAGAGCTACTGAGTACCGCAAGTGCAGCAACACCAAGTATCTTGAGTACCGCAGTCTTATCGACCTTGAAAATACCCTTAGCTTCTGCATTGGTTTTATTAACCTCCGCTTCGAGCTTCTGGATTTCCATAAGTTTAGACTTTTTCTCAAGCAACTCAGGATATTCATCGCTTGTGGCTTCCGTTGCGTCAATGAGTTCATCGACCTCCTTAAGCTGTCTTTCTGTGGCTGTCATTTCCTTTGGTTTTTTGAACATAAATAAACACCTCCATTATACAATGTGTTTAAGTTGAAGACTTTGACTTCTTGTATTCTTCAAGAAAAGCAGCAGTTGCCAAATATTCGGCTTTCTGATCTTTTGAGAATATAAGAACTCCTTCTGCTTTTCCTTCATTTATAGCGTCTATCATATTCCATTTTGTGCCATCATCATCTATAAAATACATATTATCTCTTATATGTTTATACTGAGCGCGAGTTCCATCTTTCCAGCCGAGCTTATGACCTTTCTTCTTACCTTTTCTGTAACAGAATATACCGATTGCGGCTGTTACTGCTGTGTGAATAGGATGCTCTTTAATTTCCTCGCCGATGCCGATTACGAAGTCAAGTGTCTTGTCAACGATGTCCTTCTTCTTAACCTCGATTGTAGGCTCGATGTCGATGATTTCCTCGTTTCTCATATTGTTTTCCATAAATAATCCTCCTGTAAATATAAATTCAAGACCTAAAGGGACCTGTTACAGTCCCTTTTCAGTCTATTTGGTCTTTTTTCGAAATTTTGGGAGCGGATCTTTTCCTAATATTTCTCGTGGGTAATTGATTACGGGAAGGATTAAACAATCCCAAATCTTTGGTGCCAACCAGAATATCAGAATTATCCATAATACTATTTCCATTCTTAACACCTCCTATTAAAGAACGTGTTTAAAATGGAAATCTAAGGCCCCGTGTTGGGGCCTCGTGACTTAGACTTCTGTCACCTCCACTTCTACATTTTCAGCATTGTTACCATCTGCCATAGAAACAGCGTCTTCCGTTACAGGCACTTCTACGCTCTCAACAGCAAGTGACTTCTTACTGAATGTAGATCCGATCTTTCCTCCAAGGAACTTAGCTCCTCCGAGAACAGCTGAACCTACAACTGTTACCACTATCTGGGCAAGTGTAGCCTTTCCTGTGCTCTTAATAAATGACTTAGTTTCCATTTTCATAATGTAAACCTCCTGTAAATATAAATTAAGTGGACTTACTTGTCCATTATATAGCGTGTTTAAATTGTAAGTTTTCTACACATGTTTTTGACAAATATAATTCCCTCATGTGAGTTATGTATGCATCTATTGTCAAATTTCCTGGTAACATCTTTTTGAGTATTCCAGTTTTTAAAGTACGCTCGAAATTAGTAAGCTCCTCACGCGTATAAGAACAAGGATTTCGATTAAATGCATTTAAGTAAGAAATATAACTTTTGGCACACGAATCAAACATTGCTTCAGATAAACTTACAGTAGCGTCAAGTCCAGCTTTTTCAGATATACATTTGTCTTTGTTAGTTGAGGGTATGAAACCAGGGCACGATTTTACAAAATACGAATATTCATGTTTTTTGCCATTCTGCGGTCTATGATGTCTGATAGCATCCCATCCTGGAACTGGTTCTGAATGCTCACACCAGCAACATCCTTCTTCTCCAAAAGATGGGCATGAATGTTTGCAATCCCAACATAAACTTTTTGCCTGTCCCATATAAAAGCCTCCTTAAAAATATAAAGTCGAAACCTGAAGGGGTCTGCTTTTTAAACAGAACCCCATAAATAGGTTTAGATTTCTTCTATTTCATCTTCCTCGTCTGGAACCATGATTGTGAAATCATAATTGCAGATTTCGCCATTAAGATATTTGCTTGTCAACCAAGTATTACGTACTGCATTGAACGCACTTGCAGCTGTAAGCCATACAAATGCCCTAGTAGTACTACTTTTTATTCCGTAGTCTTTTACAGAATAAACTGTAGCAGCTCCAAGGATTGCTGTTGTCATCCAGCTCAGCGTTAATGCCGCACCGTCCATGATGCCGTAAGCAGCGTTCTTGACAAAACCTTTAACATTAACTTTTTCTTTCATGATTATATCCTCCTAAGATAAAATAATATATTGGCATCTCTGCCTATTATAGAACGTGTTTAAAATGAAAGGCGAAAGAGGAGAGGCTATGCCTCCTCTGGTAATAAACCTCCTTCCATAAATTCGATAAGTTCTTCAACCATTTTATCTATCAAGATATATCCTGAGAGATCAACATGATTCCAGAAATATTTTAAATCTTCTTCTGGAACATATGATCCCTTTCTATCTTTAATAGCTATGATCAAAAGTTTATCGGTTAAATGGTCGTTAAAACCAAGACTAGATTTAACCTCCTCTCTTATAACTCTTGTGTATTCTTTAATCTTTTCATAGCGTCTATTATTCATAAATAGATCCTCCTAAAATATAATAAATTAAAGAACATTAAAGTTCTCATTATATGCGGTGTTTAAAATGCAAAAAGTGAGAACCCGTGGTAAATCACGAGTCTCATCTTTTGGATCAGTCCTTAAATGTTTCTATCCTATAGTTGATCTTATACTTGTCGAGTATTTTCTTTGCGTTTTCAAGCTGTTCAAGATAGGCTTCGTCATCAGTCTTGTGATTAAAATTAGTACTGAACACAACCATGTAATGGTCTCCAACTAATCTTGGAAATCCAGAATACATAGCTGAATCAATATCATTCACAGCTAAATCAGAATCTTCCTGTTTTCTGTTGAAAACAACAAAATTTTTGTAAACTCTTGACATCATAATAAAAATCTCCTTTTTAATATAAAATTTTGGATTTCTCCATTATAATAGGTGTTCAAACTGAAAGCTGAAAGCCAGTGTTACCACTGAATTCCAGCCTTAGGAGATTTATTTTGAATTTTTAGTAGATTCTAAATAAAGAAATATGCAGATAACTGCTAATATCAAATATGGCATTATTTACCTCCTTTCTTCTTTTCAAAGAATATCTTCTTGACGATCCAAGCCACAATAATTACAGGCGCTAACGTCCATAAAATACTGATGACTCCGGCAGCAAGAGATATAATCAATACAATCGTAATGATAACTAATGCTATTATTAATAAAGTTATCATATTTTTATTCCTCCTTAAAATATAATAAATTAATAAATCTCCATTATAGAACGTGTTTGAAATGTAAAAAATAAAACAAGTGTTATTGCGAAAAGAGAGAGACAATGCTCTCCCTGCAAATATGGTCTTTATAGATTTACCTGCTATATATTTCATTCATAATTTGATTTCTAATGTATCTCAATTCACAATTAATAGCAATAGCATCATATCCGCTAGCTTTATTAAAAAGTCTACCTAAATATTCAACTTGTCTATAATCGTTCTTTGGTTCATGAGAAATTAAATTTGCAATTATATTCATAGCAATTTCCTCGTCTATATTGTACTCAAATGCAAGTTTTATTGTCTCTTCTTTGATTAACTCCTTAAAATAATTTTTATCCTTAGCTTTAAACATAATAAAACCTCCTTAAAAATAAATGATTGAGTTTAATTCTTTTCATTATACACCGTGTTTTTATTGTAAAGGCGAAAAATGAAAAGACCTGTCCGCTTCGAACGAACGTCTCTACCACTAGGGTAGCGCACTACCTTTGTGCTATTATATGTACTCTACTTCGTCCAAGCTCGGACTTTTCAAGCCAGTATCCCCCAGATTAGGTCTCTCGACCGTCCAAGGCGCGTTAATTCGCAGTCTTTTCATAATAAGACGTGTTTGAAATGTAAAAAAAAATAAAACCAGTGTTCGAGCCGAAACTCAAACCCCGTGTTTCACCACAGGGCGAGCTTTTAAACTTGTTTACAATAAATTAGGTTTTTACAATTACAAATCCTTCCATTATGAAATCGCTGACAAAAGTAATTTCAACATTTCCGTTTTCTTTCTTAGATACTTCGATCCAATCTTCTTTTGGATTTTCATATTTGAGTTTCGTAACCCAACCATTTTTTTCGTCGTATTTGTCGATCACTTCTTTTGCTTTTATCTCGGCAAATAAAACGTCTTTAATGTTTTGGATTAATTCCTCAGATATTTCATCCGTTTCAATTGTTTCAAAAATATCTTTTTCTGTTATTTCGTACGGATATATTGGACAATACCATTCGTCTAATTCTTCCTGTCCAAAGATTCTGTAAATTTTTAACATAAAAATTCCTCCTTTAAAATATAAACATTAAGTTTATGTCTTCATTAAAGACCGTGTTTAAAATGTAAAAAAATAAAACCAGTGTTCGAGCCGAAACTCAAACCCCGTGTTGGGGCTGAGCTTTTGAATTGAATTAATTTTAGTTAATACTTAAATATACTATTATGAATACCTAAATCAACTTCGATTTCTGACATTCTGCGCTCGACGTATCTTATTATTTCGTATTCGTCTCTGCTTGGAAATGATTTTGTGAGGTGAAATCTTATCTGTTCTCTTGAATCTCTAGGCATTTTTATTCCTAAATTTTCTAAAGATTTCAGTGATTTCATTGCCTTTTTGTAATCATTCATTGCCTGATCAATACGGAACTTGATATTTTCGTCAAACCCATATGTTTTTCCGTTATAGTTAAAGTAATTAGTCATAATAAAACCTCCTTAAATTTTAAACATAAAAGTTTAATTCTTTTCATTATACACCGTGTTTTAATTGTAAAGGCGAAAAATGAGAATCCGTGTTTTAAGCACAGACTCTCTTAAAATAAGATTATCGTTTTATGCTTTTGACCAAAGGCTTCTTTAAGAGACTTATTCTCTTTGATCGAGACCTAGTTTCATCAGCACTTGTATATTCAATCCGCATAGAGGACGGCTTTACTGTAGTCAGCACATCAAGAGTATTCTGCCCAATGACTGTTGGAATATCAATACCAGTCTGAGCCCTTGACAAACTGTCCGAATACTCCCCAATCTTCATAAGCTGTTCGTTGACAACTGCGGTTTCCTCATTTGCAAGGACGTACCATACAGTCACAGGTGTACCTGCGGCGTATTGGGCGGCGATGTATTCTTTCAGACCTGCAACTGTGTTTCCACTTGGCTGTGCGTCCATAACATCTATGCCAAAGTTCAGGAAAATCGTTGAAAGACTTGAGTATATATGTATTGAAATAGTCGTTGAGTAGCTCCACGAAAAAGGAAGGTGTGAACACTTTATCAAATCTCTTGCTTGTGCTTTTTCACTACTAAGCAAGTTGTAACTATACAATGTTGTACCGCTTTGCTTTGCATATGTCTCATTCCCCGTCAACACCAACTTCTTTATCCTTCTCGTTGTCTCCACTTCTCCGAGGTAGATGTTGTTTGTCTGACCTGCTGATGAAATCTGGATTTTATAGCCGTAAGGTTCATAGGGTAATGCGGTTGAGCCGAGGTTGACTGATAATGCTTCCTTTATATCACTATACGTCTGTTGATACCCTACCCACCAAAGAATATAATGTGTATTATTGCTTGTCGTTAATGTTATTGATACATTACCGTCAGAGGCGATGTAATTAATAACAGTATCGTTCACTTCAGGAACAGTTTCTGTCTCACATATTCTGTTTCTGTTTCCTGCTGGATTATTAAAAGTATATGTTGTATTCGGGCTTACAGGCATAATTATAGATACAACACCTGCTGCGATTGTAATAACTTCTCTTTGTGTCTGATAATATAACGACACAGGATTTGTATCCTTATCAAACAAATTCCCCGTCCTCTCACCTGTACCCTGTGGCATAATCGGGCTGTCGGGAGTTGGTGTGCCGGATGTCTCTGTGTTACCGAATAGCTCCCAGTCAGAAAGCTTATTCTGCATGGTATTAAAAATATAAGGGAATTCTGTGATTACGTCTGTTTTAGATCCAAACAAAACCTTATACCAGAGTCTTGACAGGTCAGTATTTATTGTCATGTAATCCTCTTTACCGTCTATTGTGACTGTAAGGATAGAACCTGACTTTGTTGGGGTTATGTCATGAAGCTTCCAATATAAAAGCTTTGCAAGCTCATACCTAGGATATGGATCGCCGAGGTCTGAAATATAAAGAGAATATATAAACCTTGCTAGTATATTCTTCGGCTCTTTGTCTGGAGTAGTGCCGTTTAGAATATCTTTTATAAGCTGAGTATATACAGTCACTGGCTCTGGTAAGTCACCATAATAGAAACCACCAAGAGCAGCGGTGTATTTTTCTGCTGGTGTTAAATATAAATCATCCATTTAATCACCTCTTAGTCTATCATCTGTGAAATAATATAATCAGCAATGATTTTCATACCAGAAGCATTTGGATGAATTCCATTAGAGCTATCAGAATATGATACTGTATTAGAAGCATTTATGCCACACTGTCTGAGATCAATGATTTTATACACGCCAAGCTGTTCTGCTATTTCCTTTATAGCAGCAAAAGTCTTAGCCTGTCTTTCCATAGAGTAAGTTCCAGACAAGTCATAAACACATGTCTTTGGAATAAGCACGATAATTTTAGCATCAGGGTATGCTGTCTGAAGCTTAACAATTGTCTCAGCACAAGCAGCATATGTGTATTCCTTAGAAGCCTCAAGTGTTGTAATATCTGTTGTGTAAAGATTCTGACCAACATCTGCCTTGAAAGGATCATTGAATCCAAGCTCAACAAATATATGAGTTGGAGTTCCATTTGCAGCAAGCCTTGATATTCTGGTATCAGATGCACCATATGGTATACGATCTGCATTGGTTGGCTGATATCTGTATGATGATCTTGAGATAGCACTTACTGCTGGCGGATCTGGGAACTGAAGTCCTCTACGAACAATATCCCACCATGTCTGGGTTACATCAGTTACATCACCATGCGGATAATACTCCTGTTCATATACTGTACCGCTTTCAGTATCTTCAGAATATCCAACAAATGTTGAAATAGAATCACCAAGAACCGCCATTCTGTATGTATTAGGAATATCAATAAATCTTGGGTCGTGCATAGTTCTTTTAACGCCGTTTATCTCATAGTAAGGTAGCACGTTAAGATCTACATATTTTCCAGATTTCCATACAGTACCGATATAAATGAGGTTATCATCATATCCATTTTGAATAGATACACCAGCACCGCCGAGGAAGAACTCATCGGTCTTAATATTATAATAAATATATCCATAAGAGCTCACGATTGATGAATAATCAAGAATTTTACCCTTCAGATCATATCTTTTATTACCATAATTAAGAGATGCAAAGCCGTTACTACCAGAAGCAGAAAACGTTATAGTCTTAGCTACAGTGTCAACAGAAATTGGAACTGCGTTAAAATTACCAGACATTATAATGCCCTGTCTGTCAAGAGAATCGGTCCAAATATATATTTTACATTTATCAGCATCGTCTGTAGTAATACTTCCACCTTCAGACTTTTTAAATACAACAGCCATGTATTCTGTTGATACGACATATGAGCCTCTTGCATTTGATATTTTGTTTGATTTACCCTGATAAGAGTTTCTGTCTGTGCTATCATACTTCAGAACATAAGCGTCAAAACCGGTTGGTATGTTATAAAATACCTTGGTGTTCTCACCTATGTGGAAAATATCAGTGCTTAGCTGTGTATGATTTTCATCAGCAATAATATCACCGGTTGTTAAATCTACAGTCTGACTCTTGAGTCTTGGGTAAAAATACTGTTTACCAGTTCCAACGGAGATCTTTGCTATATCGACTTCTCTACTTAAGTCGTCTATAACCTCTTCTATATCAGAAGGAATATCACCGCCACCACTTTTTAAGTTTATTTTACGTATGGCCTCTGGTAATGTTCTTGAAGAATGCTTAGTGCCTGTTACAGCATCAAAAGCTTTTTTAATTTCTCCCATTTTGATTTACCTCCTTTATAGATAAGATTCGGGATCCACGTTTATAGTAGCCTGTGCGTCTGAAGATGCTTTTGATATTTCAGAATTCATATCAGGCATAACAGAAGATACGTCTGGAACCTGTGAATTTACATCACCAAGCATGCTACTTGGGTTTATTGAAGGCATGTTAAATCCTTTTATGCCAGGTAAAGAAACATCTGAAAACTGACTCAAAGAAGGGGCTTTCAGACTATTAACAGCGCTTTTTGACATACCATTTAATATACCTTTAAAGTTGATATTCATAAAACCAGCTCCTTTATTAAGTTTGAAGGGCTTCTATCATAGCTATTAATTCGTCATAAGACGGTCTGTAAGGAGTATATTCGTTTGATATATCCCATTCCGCTTTTGTACAAATCATAGGCTTAAATAAAAGGTTATCGCATACAACAGTATTCGGAATATAGATTAGAACATTATAAGAAGTCTCTTCTTCGACAACAAAAGAAAATGAATTTCCGAAATCAGCGCCAACGTATGCGTTTCCATCTATTTTTCGAATAGGCATTCGATAATTCGTACCGCTTCCTCCTCCAGAAGGACAGCCGCTCAATATATAATGAGCAGACTTTAGAGTAACTGGCAATATCAATGAAACGTCTGCTGTGGCTGTACCATTCATTAATACTGATCCATCACTATTCACAGTTATTGTAACTCCATTTTTTGTAGAACTAGTGTGAGGGTTTTTAAGCTTATTTTTAGGTCCATTATTAACAATATCAATCAGAACAGACGTGTCTTTTGAGATCTGTCCAGACATAGCGTTGACCGAGCCTTCAAGAGTTGTAGTTCTATTTTGAAGATCAGATACAGCGGTTGAATTATCATCAACTTTCTGCTTATACTCATTTGTGAAATCATTAGAACTCAGTCCTTTTCCAGTCTCAGGCTGAACCGCAGACATAGCTAAATCTAAAGCATTATCAACCGCTGCTCCATTAGCATATCTTGAAATATAATCGCTCATGTTGAATCGCCTCCTTTATACATTATCAACCTGTATTAATATACCATGAACAAAATACAAATGTTTCTTAGTGGTTTGAACATCAGTAACATTACCATCACTATCTTTGGAGACAGATATGTCAGTAACTATCTCAGTGTCGTATTCATCTGGAGCTTCGTAGAATCCCATTTGATCATTACCGACCCATACTCGCTTTGCGTTTATACCAATTATGTTTGAGTTTAGGCCTAATCCATATTCCATATGACCGTCTACATCATACTGACTTCGCAAATTTATATCAGCTATCTGACTATCATCGCCATCTATGGAATTACCGCCATACAAGTGTCCCTCTGCTAGATTCATCCAGAAATTTATAGGTCTTAACTGTTCATCGAGCTCAGTTTCTGATCTTGTATAAAGTCTGCCGTTAATAGAGCCACCGGCCTTATTAAATACACATATAGGTCGATTGTTTTCGTCGTTTACAATGATAGTTCCTGCTACATTATCGAGACCGCCCATTATCAGGTTTCCGCCTCTAATTCTGTCAGCAAGCATTGTTCCTGTTGTTATTTTATTAGCAACAATATTGCCATCCATTGTCATAGCAAGGCCAAATTCGCCGTTATAGCCAGTACTGGAATATCCCAAACCATTTATGTTCCATCTCCAAATTTTTGCATCAGGATCCAAATAGTTAAGTCTATCACAAATTAGAATTTCAGTTATGAGACCTTCTGCATTTCTTAACAAAGTAACATATCCATTACTTGTTTCCTTTATCAAAGCAGACGCATTGTCTTTTGCGGCTTGAAGGATTGAAGACGGTGCTGGAATATCACTAATCTGTTTCAAAAGCTGAGAATTTATCTCTGCTGAATGATTCGTTAGTGACTGAGTTGTCTTAGAGCCAAGATTGTATGTGGTGCTTCCAGGATCATCCAATGGAATAGACATTTTTGTTACTGGGAATATTTTATTTAATCCATGTGGTGTAGACCGAACCCTTATTCTACTTAAGAATTTTATAGGGTCAAAGTTTTCTTCCGGATTTATTGGAGCTACAGGAACAAGATCTATATACATGTTATTATAAGGATATCCGTCTTCCATATAGTCATTGCAACGCATTATCAAGTTTGGTAATGGCTCAGACATAGACTTTGGAATTGGCTCTATGCTACTTTTGTTTACCAGTTCGCCATTTTCAACAACCCAGGTTTGGTATTTTTCAAAAGAAATATTCTGAAAATAATATACCATATCAAGATCGTTTACAAACGGTGTAAACTCAATAACAACATAATATGGATCTGTTGTATTACCACTACCTTGTATCTTTATATCATAAGTTGTAAACTCAGAGGATTCCTGTAATGGTATTTCATACTCTTGTAGTATTCCATAATATGATATAGGCCGCCAATTCTGAGTCGGCTCTGATGAAACTATATATACTTTGGGCTTATTATTCTCACTTTGAATCGTTCCACCTGATGGTGTTCTTATACTTATTCTTAAATGATATTCGTAAGTTCCTAAATTATATATAGCTCTATATAAACGCTTGTAGTTATCTTCGTGCTCCTGAAGATTAAATATAAGATAACTTGCATTATCAAGAAAGTCGTTATTGAATCGATTCCAGTGTCCGACTCTAGTCCAAGTATTAAGATCGGTCATATCAGCTATTCTTAAAGACACGGTTAATGGCGTTGTTATTTCAGACACAGAAATATCACCGGACGATTTCCTGAACACAAGTCTTATAAATTTGGTATCATTTGGAACAAACGCATAAGTACCAATTTGAATCCAACCCATGTCTTCAAGTACACTTTTACTAGCGTTATATCGCATTATATTGAAATCAGCAATTGGGTTGTCTGTTAAAACGGAAATATAAAATCCATCAGTATATTGTGATACATCTATGTAATTTATAGTTCTCACTCTAGTAGAGCTACTAGAATTGTCACCGTTACTTCTTATAGTACCTTGCTCTATCTCGCTTGGATTGAGGGTTAACTCTATGATCTCACTCATATAATCACCTTCTTGTTAAGCACATTCAAATCCAATACTCTGTAAATAAGCAGGATTTTTCATTTCTTCTACAGTAAGGATTCTGAATGGTGTTGGTGATCCGGACAAAGTAACATTTGGCAAGTTTGTCCCGTCAACTATAGTTATTCCAGTAAAACCAGAACCTGTAGCTGGAAGATTTATAGTTCCTTCGCTGTTTCCTCTTATTACATTGTTAGACATATCTATTACGTTGTCATCATTTGATTCCCATATACTGTAAACTGGTGTTAATTTGTTAAGCTTTATTGTGTTTCTTGAAAATATCGTTTTCTTATCATTCCAGCTTCCACCACCAGATGCCACGAATGCAACTTTTACCAAAGATGTTATATCAAAAATATTGTCTGTCATGGACACTCCAGCCAATGGTCTTTGATCATAGCCTCCCATATCAGCAGGCCATGATTTCTTATCAGAAACACTAGCAAATATACAAAGCATCCCTACATTATCCGGAGCATCGTATGTATTTTTAGACATTGTAAATGTACTCTGCTTTATCCAACCCTTTATAGCATCATAATATGGATCTTTAAACGAAAAAGCATATTTATAACCAGTATTTCCGGCAATTTTTACATGATCAAGTCGTGGTATCATTCCAACCAATATAAATTCATTATGAGGCGTATATATTGAGTCTATGGTTATGTTTTTTAATTCAAAGAACTTATTATATGTAGCATCGCCACTGTTTTCAAACATGCTATGCTCAGAATTAGAAAATCCAGACAGTTTAGCCCCGTTACCATCTATAGATATGTTATTCGCAGTTTTGCATAAAATATATGGTGTTTCTCCAGGATATACCTGAGAAAGATCTATTTTAGTCCCATCTACAAATTTAATATACACATCAGAGGTCGCGCCTTCTACTTTTTCTTTAAGCTCGTCATATGTTTCTATTACATATGGATCTGAACTAGCACCGCTTCCTGTTACACTCATTCGTTAGGCATCTCCTTTCTATTAGTATATGATAGATCAATAGCCGTAGCTTCTATGTTCATTTCTGCAAACTGCAACTCATTCAAATATAATTCTCCGTAAGACTTTAGTAAAGCCGGATCTGTTATTTCTGAAAAAGTTACTGTTTTCTCAATCCATCCATAAGTATCGTAAGCTTCTTTTGCTATAAGGTATGGGCTTCCGTTGTTTACAGATTCGATAGTAATTCGGAGGTCTTGTTCAAGCTCCTGTTCTGGAGTAAGACTTCCTTCGTCTGGCATTCCTTCAGCCTCGTTTTTAGTAGCACCTAAAGGTACCAATACAGTACAAAGCTGAGACACCTCAAAATTTGTAGTGTGGTCAAGAAGGTTCTTACCGAATATTATTTCCTGTTCACAAAACGGTAATTCATCTTCAGACTGTAAATAGTCTAAGTAACGAATTCCACTCTGTTTACGAACACGAAGAATGCCACCATATACCTCTATGAGTTTTCCTATAGTATCCCATGTGGTTTCAAATCCAAAGGCTCTAGCAGTATATGCAAAGTTTGGATCATCAACAGTAACAACTCCTAGAGTAAAATGTTTATAGTCCGGGGTTTTATTGTTATGTATTGTTATCACATATGACAGGTATTCTCGAACAGAATTGAAATGGCGAACTGTATTTTGCTGAGTTGTGTCAAACAAATATGCCAATTCTCCTTCACAATATACGCTTTTCTGTTTATAAAAGTCTGTATCTATACCGGTAACGCGTCCTTCGAAAATATCATCTTCAACACCGTCTTGATATATTTTCACTATTGTATTCATTGGTTCTATCGTGTCATACTGCGGATTGTCTTCCGTTATAGTAAACGAAAATGATCCAGGGGCATTAACTTCCAATTCCAAAGTTGGAGATATTACTTTATGCTCTATTAAAGGTGACTTATCGCTATATAGTAGAGAATCTCCTCTGAATCCAAAGTTGTCACCGTCTGCCATTTTGAATTCATTTCCATCTGAAGTACAAAAGTTCATAAAACCAGTATTAGATATGACTTTAAACATTATTACAGCCTCCCTTGCGTAAAGTCTATTCTTATAGTACCTCTTCCTTTTACCTGAAATCCCACATTAACATCTTCTGAAAAAGCGCCTATTGTAAAATCTGGATCCCTATAGGTTCCTGTTGGTAAGGGTCCTTTTTCAATAAATGTATTATAATCGGAATTCCAGTATCTTATATAAAGACCATTGTCTGAGCTTATAGCAATCACCATTGGTGCTGGCATTTCCATAAGATAATCCTTAATATCCGGTATAACATCAATATATGACTCACTATCAACCTGAACGGTTTGGAATACTTCGGGGTATATCTCTCCGACTGACAGTGGTAATTTCTTATAGGGCTCAAGATCGTAACCTATTGAAATGTTATTAATGGGTCCGTCTTGTGTCATAGATACAGTAAACGTTCCGGTATATACATATAAAGGATCATCTGTTAATACCATTTTTCTTTTTTTACCATGTAAGAAATTTACAACTTTTGAGTAGGTTTGCACCCAGTTTTCATAACCAGGCGCTACTACAAACTCAAAGGAGCCATTTCGGTTCTGATAAGTCGGATATCCAGTCAAAATATTAGACAAATCAATTGAACCGTCAGCTCCAACAATATCGACAACATTTGTTTTCTGCGCTGGAGGCTCTGGTATAGGCAGAGCAGTTGGTGCTAAATGAAAATCAGACCATGTATTAAGTCCATCAAATTCTATAGCATGATCTCCAGTGTAGTATATTGAATGACCATCATACATTATTTTCTCCTCCTAACTGCTCTATTTCCTAAAGCTTCGTCCATTGGACCAACAAGCTGGCCAACAAGAGCCTTACCATCAAGATAAACTTTGAGATTTGACATTTCTTCGCTAAGAGAATCGACTGACTCTGTAACAGATGAAATTGCCTTTCTTACATAAGAATCGTCATATTTAGTATTTTCATAAGCATTTCTATTTTGATTTAAACTTCCTTCTATTGAACTGAGCTGTTTTGTAATATCAGACGTATATCTGTCCATTATTCCTTTAGTTGTAGATCTTGCATTAGAATTCGATAGCGGTGTTACAACAGAACGACCATTTCTAGAAGACAGAAGCTCAGGACCAGCCTCACCAACAATTACGTTGTTAGGGTTGTATGTTCCACCTTTTGCAAATAAATGGAACTTTTTACCAGTCTCCCATAGATACCCAAGTGGATTTACTCGAGACTGAATCGCATCCCATGATGCTTCTTTAATTGTGTTCCAAACTTTCTTTGCACCAGATCCAGCACCTTCTTCATCAAGATCAACACCATCAAGATCAACACCTGGTATTTTGTTAAGCAGGTCTATTGTTCTGTTTATTAACTGTTCAAGGGATTTTACAATTTTGCTAACAGAACTCTCTACAACCTCACCTATTTTATTTGTTATTTTTTCCATTAACGGATCTATGATTTCTTCTTTAATTAAACCATATATACGCTCAAGCATAGTTCCCATTGCTTTTATAACGGCTTTAACAAATCTGAATAATGAATCAGCCGCTCTTTTTACTCTCTTTTCATCTTCAAGCATGGTTGCTAAATTGTCTATAAAATCAATAATTGTATCTGCTATCGCTCCGAGGCTTTTTGGTGATGTAAGCCCTTCGATGAAAGCGCAAATAACAACTACTAGATTTTCGGCAATTCTTTTTATTCCAGCTTGATTCTTTGCTAGTGAATCCAATGTATTATCAATCAATCCTATAACAGATGTAACAATATCGTCAACACCATTAGCTATACCGTCTATGATACTTGTAACTATACCTATTGTTTTTTCAATCCATTCCTCTATATTTTTGCCTAACTCATCAAGAACCATTGAAATTGTTGCAAATATAGCAGATACAATAGCAGGACCTGATGCTATTAAAGCGCCAATAGCTCCGCCTATTATATTTTCGACAAATAACAATAAGAATGAACCAAAGGCCGCCATGTTGTTCATAAGGTTGTCTGATATCTTCATTTCATTTAGCATTTTGAAAGTTTTTACAAGTATAAGTATGCATACAGCCAGCAACAGCATAGCTCCGCCAAAAGATATAAATAGTTTTGAGACATTATTAACGCCCTGACCAAGACCAGGTTTAGATAATGTTTTAGCCAAAAGACCTAAAGATAAACTAATAATGACTATGGCTATTGCTATTGCTATTACTCCAACAATAGCACCAACTTGTTTACTTGTACTTAACTTGCCAAGACTTATCATAATTAAGCCAAGAACGCCAACTAGTGCTATTATAGAGACAAGCACGCCCATTAGCTCATCAACATGTGCATCATATAATATTTTGTTGAGTAAGAATACGAATAAAAGTAAAATGCCAAGTGATCCACCGATAACAGCAGCCGCTTTACCTACATCACCCCAACCTATTTCAGTCAGCTTGATAGTTATCATGTTCATTATGATTATTGCAGCTACTATAGACCATAGCATTCCGATATCAGCAAGATCAAAGTTTCCTCCATATTTAGAAATGGCTATCATAGCAGCCGATAATATAGCTACCATTGTAAGAACACCAAATAAACCTTGGAGGAGTTCAGTAAACTTCATACCAGCCATTATATTTAATGGTATCATTAACAATGTAAGAGAAAATGATAAAGCTAACAAAGTACTTGCGACACCATCTAGATTACCAGATCTTCCATACTTTTGTATTGCTTGCATTGATTTTGATAATACAGCCATTAATGCTATTATACCAAATAAACCTTGCATGAGCTCCCAAAACTTCATTTTTGCTATACTCTTTAATGGTATCAAAAGTAATATCATTGCAGCGGCCATTGCTATAATGGTTTTTGCTGCGCCTTCAACAGTACCTCTAGCTGATGTTACTCTAGCCAAATTATCTGTTAAGACTTCAAGTACGATGCCCATATACATTAAGCCAAATATAACTTCTCCAGCATCAGCTTTTCCTAGAACGAGCAACGCTTTTGTCAATAAGAATACGCCAACACCAAGACTAGCTAGAACTCCAGCCGCTCCAGCTAATTGAGAGGCCTTCATTTTATCCAAAACAAGCATTAATTCGGCCATTATGGCAGTAAAAGCAAGAAGTCCCTTTTTAAGTTCTTCTGTATCCATTTTAGATAAAGCCCAAACAGCAGCAACCATAACTCCTATCGCCAGTGCTATCTGAAATAAAGCAGAAGCAAGTAATTTAAGAGTCATTACTTTCAATCTGGCAGTCATAGCTTTTGCAGATCCGGTAAATGCATCAAGCATGTTCTTTGTAGCACTACCGACACCAACAAAATCTCCGAACAGTTTTCTTAAGTTGTGTATAATACCTATTAATTCTCCTAAAAGAATTAAAGCACCGCCGTCTTTCAAGAAGTTTATAAAGTTTTCAAATGTTAATTCTCCACCTACAAGATCTTCAAGCTTTGACTTTATGAAATCTACAACTGGAGCTAAAACAGCGCCTATTACCTGAAGTCCTGTTTTCAGTTTATCCCATGCTGCAATAAAGAAGTCAATTACCTTATGTAATGGTCCAGATTCCTGAGTAAAGAAACTTAATGCATTTTTTACATTTGCAGTAAATGTCTCTATTCCTGTAACAGGGATAAAGCCAAAGGATTCGATCTTATCGGTTATAGATACAACAAACCCAGATATAGCTTCTGAAGCCGATGCGAATACTCCTACCACTGAATCCAACGAGAATTCAACTGTATCTAACCCTAAAAGATTTGCTATCAGCTCAGCAACTATTGCTATCAACGCTGACATTATTGCTATTATAGTATGAATTATAGCGCCTATTGTTGTGCCTATTGATACAAATATCCGTTCTAAGGCATCGCTTGATGTTAGTAATTCTCCAATCGAATATAAAACATCGCCTATTGCAGCGGTAATCGTCCAGAAAGTTCCACTAGACTTTTCTCCGCCACTTACTATAGCACTGAATAAAGCACCGAGTCCTTTAGTGACAGCTTTTATGATACTTACTCCTATTTTGATTATAGAAAACAATCCTCTGAAAGTTCTTGTTATCTCATTAGCAGTTTTATCAGATATTATTAATTTTTCAGTAAATTTCATGAATGCTTCAGACATTTTGACGAGACGATTTCCGTCTTTTTTAGGAAATACTTCTTCCCATGCAGTCTTTATAGCACCAACAAATTTTCCAATAGCAGTTGCAAGATTAGAAAATCCCTGCAGCGCCATTTCACGACCAGTCATGCCTTCTACTTGTATAGTGTTTGCTTTTTCTTCGGCTTTAGCTAAGTCTTCCCAAGACTTAATATTGCCAGATAATATACCATCTATAGCCGTTTGAATCTCGGCGTAATCATAACCGGCTTTTGTGAGTGCTACTATTCTAGCTTCACCATTACCGAAATCACCGAGAACGCCACGATTTGCTACATCAAACAATTCCTGATATTTTTTCTTAGCCTCTTCTGTTAATTCAATCGTCTGCTCACTTTCTGTCTTTCCTGTAGCCCAGAATTTTAGCATTTCGTTTCTTGCGTCATTTGAGGGCTTAAATATGCCTTCAATTACGTCTTTAAACTTAGTCCACATTTCAGTGGCGTCTTCGAAATCGCCAACAATATACTGCCATGACTGAGCCCAACTAGAGCCTAAACCTTCAACTATAGCGTCCATTGCCTGGTGGAAGGTATTTACTCTTGTTGCGGCTTCTGTTGCTTTCTGACCTATAACAGTAGTTGTATCTGTATAGTTATTAAGCGTTTTTACCAGTACATCAGTAGTCAACCACTGGTGAGACAATGATTCATTAAACATACTAGTTGCATCGAAAGCTGTTGAAACACGTCCAGTTAAATCGGTTGTTGTCGAGATATATTTATCTCCTTCTTTTCGAATTGTACCGAATTCTAGAGCAGTTTTTAACAATTCATTCTTGAATTCAACAGTAGCCATATTGGCATTTTCTATAGACTTCCAATCTATAAGCTTTACAGAACCCTGTGATAATGCCTGTGCAAAATTGTACATTGCTCTTGATGCTTCCTGAGTATTAGCACCAGATACAGCTGCAACATTAGCAACACCTTTGATAGCATTTACTGCATCTCCAAGCTCAACGCCAGCGTTTGTAAACTTACCGATGTTCTGTGTCATATCACTGAATGAATATATAGTATCATCCGCATATTTATTAAGATCTTCAAGATACCCGTTTATTTCTTCAATTGGTCTTCCAGTAGATGCAGCAATTGTTTTTATAGCACCGATTTGAAGCTCATATTCTCCAAAACCAGTTTTAGCATTTCCAAGACTTGAAAACTTATCAAGCGTGTTTTTTACAAAGCCTTCAACCGAATTAGTCATGTTTCTTATTGTTTGATCCATGACCGTGCCCATTACTGGTATTTTTATTATTGTTTTTTCTATTCCGGTTGTTAGATTATCAAACGATAAATTCTTTATACTAGCTCCAACCTGATCGATTCCAGTTGTTACGTTTGAAAACTTTAAGGAAGCCTTTAATTCTTCAAGACTACTTAAGGTATTCCGTACACCGCTTTCAAAACCTTTATTGTCAAATTGCATTCGGACAATTTTATCATCATATTCAACGGACATGTCCGGTTACCTCCTTCCAAACATCTCTTGATAACTTGTCAAATATTGGCTTTATAGCCTCACCTATAAAAGGACGTCCTTCTATATAGGTTCCATTTTGATTTGCATGACCATACTCTATTAAAAGCACAATCGGTATGGTTTTTGGAATATTACTATTCCTCCAGGTAATGCTAACGCCTTTTTTGGTTACAGATATATCATAATACCAAGACGCTGCTGTTTTACCAGTATCTTTTGGAGTGGCCGCCGATAAAGCTCGAACACCCTCTTGTCCGTATCTGTCAAGAATGCTTCTTAGATCACTCTTAGAATTATTCTTCAGAAACGCCTCTATGTGTTTAAAATCACCTTCTTGTGTGAACTTTATCGGCATAAAACCACCACCTTTGTGAATAGAGAATGAAGATAGCTTAAATTTTTCTAAGCAGACTTGCGTCTATGAATCCTACAGACTTACCGTAAGCTATAAGAAGCCATACCGACTTATTTATAACTTCGTAATATCCATAACACTTTACTTTTGTTTTTGTGCTTATTGTAGTAAGTACTGCCGCATTGGACATATTTCCAGGAACAAGTCTGATGTTACATTTTTCCGGTATTACAGAATATGTACCAGCATACTTTGATGGATTATAGCTATGTGCCGCTGCAAGCTTTGTCGATTTTACTGATGAGTTGTCTTTCTTGTTCATTTCATCAATAATTTCGTCTATCCTTTTCTGGACCTCATCATACTTATAGCCAGCAGCATTAAGCTTAGTTTTTCTTACAGCACCATTACCCCAGTCGCCATGTATGCATTCTTTTGCTATTTCATCAATAGACTTCTTTGCTTCAGGCTTTACGAGTCTGGAATCGACTTCCTTCTGTACCGCAGCATAATCATATCCGGCGTCAGTAAGTCTCTTCTTTCGATCAGGATTATTACCCCAATCTCCATGAATTACTTCCTCTGCAAGCTGATCTATTGTCTTCTTAGGAGTTTCCATTTTGATTTCTTTTGCAGACTCCTCAGATCCAGCACTAGCCTTAAGTCGTCTTGTAACCTCTGCTGCGATTTTTGGCATTCTTGCCTTAAGATACGGTCCAGGGCAAGCTGTTGCAGCAAACATATCATGTGTCGTAAGTGAACCGTTTTTATCGCCGGTCCATACAAGTTCGGTCATTCCGTTTCGCTTACATACGTCAACGCAAAGGTCTATAAGCTTATTATAAACCTTATCGGAAACAGGCCATTCACCGCCTACCTCAGAATTTGACACTTCAATTGTTACAGCTCGATTGTCATTCCAAGATGAGGATGAACACCATGAGCGGGATCCTTCTGGACACCACTGAGTTACAACAGCATCTTTATCTATAAGATAGTTACATGACTCTTCTCTCTCTTTTGCGATAGCAGCATACGATTCAGGAGTAGCTATTCCAGCATAATGATGAATGGTTACTTTTGAAATCGGCTGGTTTCTTGGGGAATTTTTATAAGGAAGATCATATTCCTTTATAGCAAGTTTAGAATCCATTGTTATACCTCCTTATCGGGGTTTTCTTCTTGCTTTGTTCATGGCACGATAACGATCGAGAGTTTGAGACTTTGGAACCTTTTTCTTCGGAGTTTGCTCTATGGCTATAATCTCAAGAAGATTCAGTAAACGTCTAATGTTCCATTTATCTGCTGAAAACGGTACTCTAGACATAGCCATATAAGCATATATTAACTCGCTAGTTGTGAATCTCTTACCAGCGTCGTTTTTGTCTTTACCATGTTTTATTATTGTCGCTGATGGGTAATCTTCAATATACTCCTGAATTTCTTTAGCGGAGTCTACGGTTAGCATTGAAACCCAATCCTCTGGTATTTCGGATTTGTTTAATAGCATACAATCTATATAATAAACAAATTCGTCATATGTAAACTCTTTTTGCTCAAGATATGGTTTTTTATACTTAGACTCCCATTTTGAAATTGAATCGAGCGAGTGCTCTATTTTTAAAGTAAATCCAGGACAAACGATAACGTCAAAATTATCAGTTACGTTTTTATACGGTGGAATTACTATTTCTTTCATAGTTTATTTCGCCGCTTCTGTAGCATAGTCTTCGAGTTTAGGCGCAGTTCTCTTCTTTTCAACGCCCATGCCAACCTTATTAAAGAAATCTGCAGCATAATTAACATCTTCAAAGAATTTTTCTATCAGCTGAGAGAACATTGGCGTTTCTGAGAATGCCTTTGAAAGAGCTGGTGATTTCTCGAAGCGACGGCCATCTGCGGATATCTCTCCGTAAGACTTAAGTATTACATCTCTGAACACAGGCATAAGTTCTTCTGTGTTATTTGTAGAAGCACACTTCTTCATCCATTCGATAAGACCTCCGTTTTTTGAAGCCTCAAGAGAAATTATTTCTTCTGAAGAAAAATGGAAAGATGCTTCTTCTGTTCTTTCTGTACCAAGAAAGTCAACATATGTAAAAGGGATTGTGATCATAAAAATTACCTCCTATTTCGATACGTAAAATATAAATCGGGCCAGCCGAACTGAATACCCGATTTCGCGCTTATTGTCGTTTATTACTGACGCTCTACGATTTCCTTGATGTCAGCAGGGTAAAGAACGTGTGGCTTAATCTCTGTTATACTCTGAGATTCGTCAGCATCTCTTCCCCAGAGAGCTTCCTCGATCTCCTTGAGCTTAGCCTCGGGAACATCTGATGCCTTGATGACACATCTTGATGTCGGCTCATAACCAGGAACTTCTACAGGAATAGTAGAGCATTCCCAGCTCATTGTACCGGGCTCTGGTGACTCATTGATTGTTTCGGCGGTTTCCTCTGTAGGTGATGCGGTTGCATTGTAGAAAATATGAATCTCATAGTCATCGTGCATGCCGCCATCCTGTTCGCCGATCCATCTGCGATATGCAAAACAGAACGGAACTCTTCTCTGCTGAGAGATCTTAACGCCAGTACAAATTTCAGCCTGGCCATCACACTGATCGAACTCCTTTGGAGACTGATATCCCTCAAGAGAGAAGCCGAATTCCTCAAGACCTCTTACTGAGAGGTAGAGTTTGTTGTTTGCATAATACTTACTTTCATCTGCGCCGGAAGGACTCTCAGTAACAGTTGTAAGACCATTCCAAGCAACGCCTTCGGCCCATGTCTTTGTAGTAACATCCATTGGGAACAGCACAGGCTTATCCTCGCCTATTCTGTACTTATGTTCACCAACAGGATCCCATTTAAGCAGTGACATACTTATTCCTCCTTAATAATTTAATAGTAAAGTCTATACCGATAATGGTATAAGTTGTTGATAACCATTACATTCTGAAAACTTATCATCTCGAATTCTTTTAGAATATCATCGACAAGTTTAGAATCTGGTTCTCTTGTTATATACACAACCTCATATCCTTGAGTATATGTGTATAATGAATTATTTGATTTTGTCTGTCTAATATCCGACAACTTATATCGAATACAAGGATACGACATCTTCAAATCCTCTGGAGGCTGAAAGTATACGTTATCGCTTCCGATCAGCCTTTTGAATATTGGATCCAACTCAGGGCGTCGGTTCATCTCCTGTATACACTCCTCCTATTGTCATTTCGAGTCTTGGCGGGTTTATCTGTATGTTTCTAACATTCCAAAATTCACCCGCGAACTCGATTGCAAAAATAGAGCGATAATTATGAGATAAAAAAGCATCAGCAACAATAGATATGGTATTTGACATATCTACGTTATCATTGATACCGGCATCCGAATTAGTCCATTTAGACATCATTCTAGGAACATTGCCTTTGTATTTTTTCCATACTACAGTCGGGACGTATATGGTCGATCCGGGTTCCCGTGGTGCCGTGATTTTAAAACCGATCCTTCCACTATATCTCATAATATCACTCCCATTTTGATTTAATCGCCGATCTTTAGTTATCAGCCAGCAGCTCTCTGCGTCTCAAGAACGATTGCAGAATAAGGCTTGATAAGAGCACCAGACATTCTGCCCTCCATGAGATAAATCATCTTATTGAAGTTTATATCGAAGTCATCGAAGAAGCTGAGAGAACCGCCCTTATCGCTGCCAAACACATAGTCTGAAAGATCGAGTGTGATAGCATGTACATCATATACAACGTCAGCACTTCCTTCAACCTTCTTTGTACGTGTAAGGTTCTTCATGTAAGGACAAGGTACGATCTTGCCAACACCAGCCGCAACTGCAATCTCTGTAGGGCTATTATACTTTCTGTTTCCGATATCGTCCTTGAGAACCATCATCTGACGATACATTGTAGGATCGATGAACATAACAGTGTTACCTGTACCTCTGTAGTCCTCGAAGGAAAGGATGGACTCGTCGAGAAGGATGTCAGCCTTATCAGCAGCAGAAGCGCCGTCAGCGAAAGTTACCTCGTACTTGATTGTGAAGAGATCAGCGTCTGTGAGAACAGGACGAATCTTGTCTTCCTTGATCTTATGCTTAGCGTTAGCAGTTCTGCCGTCACCCATGAGCATTGCTCTTGCAACTTCCTCATCGTACTTGATACGCATCTCTTCCTTAAGGAATGCGATTACATCGATTGTAGTAGCATCGATAACATCATCACGATCGAGACGGTTCTCCTTGTATACTGTAGCCGGATATGTCTCTCTTGTGAGCAGCTCGAATACTTCGTCATCCTTCTGATCGCCCTTTGTGTAACCCTTAGCTCTTGCCTCTTCAGCAGTGATGTCTGCAAACAGAGACTTGATTCTTGCGAAAGGTCTGTGAGATGTCTTTGTAAGAATCTCGTTTACCCACTCTGTTCTGCGGTTAATGAACTCAGGCTTGTCGCTGATTGCCTTTGCATCGGGGAAAAGCAGATCAATATTCTTGATTCCGTATGTCTGTGCTGCAGGCTCATCACCGTCTGCATGCTGCAGAGAACCGCCCATGTTAACGGCTTCCATTGTGTTCTTCAGCTCATCAAGGATTCCGGCATGTTCAAGAGCCTTGCTCTCAGGGATTGCATGCTCAAGATAGCTTCTGAAAGAAGAAACGCCTGTATCACAAGCCTTCTTAAGAGCGTTCAGAGCGAAATTGTTTACCACAGCGGACTGCTGAAGAGCAGAATGCTCAAGGTTTGCAGTAGCCTGTGATTCAAATACATTATTCTTCATAGTAGGATCCTCCTCCTCATTTTCATTTATAGCAGACTGCTGTGCAGTTCCACCTTCTGTTGTGTTGCCTTTTTCTGCATCGAGTATCTCACCGAATACATACATAAGAGTCTCCTGCTCTTCTTCGGTAAGCTTTGCCATAGCTGCATTGTAGATCTCTTTGATTGTCTTATTATCTTCAGAAGTCATTTTCTCAGAACCAGATGAGTTATCATCAGCATGATCAAACGATCCGCCGAATACCTCTTCGAGTCTTTCTCCTGAGAATACGATTGCCTCGCCATCATCTGCGTCTCCGTGAGCCATTGATACCTGCTCAATGTGTGCGCCTGGATTTGCTCCTGCAATAACAAGACTTACTTCCTTGATGTTTCCTCTCTTTACATTGAGGCCTCTTTCACAGAGATCTGTTGCAAAGATAGAATACGAATCAATATCGCCGTGCTCAACGCAGGCTTTCATATGCTGTCCTGATTTTGTACTGTTGAAAAGTGTAAAACCTCTTACTCCATCAGGGTACTCCTTAAGAAGAACCTTTCCGATAAGAGCGTCAGGGCTCTTTCTCTGATGCTGATACACGAGCGGAACAACCGCACCGTCCATATGTGAGAATGAGCCACGTTCGATGACACGACCATCAGTGCATTCTACACCATACTTGGTTACGAGTCCAGCGCAGTCATAATTCTTGAAGTCTTCAACTCCCATTTTGATTTACCTCCTTCTGTTAATTAAGAAGAGCAAGCAGAGCAGTAAGCTTCTCCTCGTCAAGCTCTGTTTCACCGATAGTTATCTTATCAGTTACTGTAATCGCCTTGGCTACTGAACCTTCGCCAAGCTTAGCAATAGCATCTCCGATAGAACGAGAACTATTCTTTGTGCCGGAGAGCTTATCAATGTTTTCTTTGCTTTTTCCCATTAGTTATTACCTCCTTATTTTAGTCATTATACGTATTTTAGATACTTATCTTCTTTTCTAGCCTGCTTTACAGAACGTCTTATTTCTCTGATACTTCTAGGATCGTAGCCTAATTCATGAATTGTTTTATTACCATTTTCGCCAAAGTATCTATTGACTGCGTTCTGAGCCCGTCGTATTCGTGCATCAGATGAGGCTTTACTTACTTTGCTCATAGATATCGGAAGAACAGCAGCGTATCCTAGTAAACCGATGCCAACAAGGTCCTTTCCAGTAAATCTAGAGCGATCTTTCCTATGAATATATCTGTCTTCTAACTTTTCTTTATCAGACATTTTAGAATAGATCTTTTTGTCTTTTTCTAGAAACTTAGAAGCCTTCTTGAGATTAGCCTCTTTTTCAGATCCTACTTTAGCTTTTGTAAGCTTTTTGTTTACCTTAGCCATCTTTTTGGCTCTTGTATCTTCAACATATTTATCCCATGATTTAAGACGTTTTCTGCCTTTCTCAGTAAGAGATCCGTCTGCATTTTGATACCTACGAACACCCCATTTCATACCTATAACACCATGATGCTCAAGGTAGTTTTTGAGGACCTTTTGCTCTGATGAATAGCCATTCCATTCCACAATATCACCTTCTTACATTTGAGTCATCAAGGCCGTGTCTTCATCTGAATTTCCATTTTGAATTTCTTCATCAGGTGAGGATTCAGGATTCTCCTTGTTTAGATTCTTATTTCTGAGTTCATCAGCACCTGGATCAGAAGAAGGTTTATAACCAATAATGCCTCTGACCTCATTAGACGTTAGTATCTCATTACGAGTAAGTTTGTCAGCAACATCTGGAACCTCAGAAACAGGAACAAGTTTAAATGGATCTCTGAACCATTTGATAGCATGACCTCTTGTACGAGCATTAGTAGTTATGTACTTACGATCAACCTCTGTTGTAACAGCAGTCATGATTGGAGCTACTATTCTCGTATAATAATTAGTCATGGTCTGTTCATCAGCTTTACCATTGAAAATCTCATCGCACCAACCAAGCTGACCCATAATCTTATTATACAAGTACTCGATTTGCTGGAGCAATGTATTTTCAGCAGGTCTGTTGAGCTGTGTGATTCTCTCATTAGCCTCAATGTAAGCAATACCGTATTCGGAATTCTTAAGCTGATCTGTAATCTCTGCTTTTCTTTGTTCAGCTTCCTTTCTACGCTCTTCAGAACGAAGCGAATATGGAAACTGAATTATGATGTCAAGCTTACCAGAAGATGCTGCTTCATCGATAGAGTCCATAAGGGCTATCTTACGAAGATATCTCTGTACATCACTATTATAGTCGTTCATGATAGTATACATAGGATTAACCACAATAGCAACTGCCTTTTTAGGAAGAGTTATATCGCTGAAGACGCCTGTTTGATCGTTATACAAGCGAACTGTAACCCTGTCGGTATACCACTGTACTATTTGGCCGGTACGCATTGTATAAATATCAAAAGTATCGTCAGTAAATATATTACCATCTGTGTCAACTGGACACATAGCAACTACACCTTCACCTAGCATCGATTCTATAGTGTTTTGAACAAACGCTACACCAGATTCATCAATGTTGGCTTCGAGATTAAATATGTTATTAAGACTATCCTTAACTGGCTCTTTATATCGATCGTTTTCATCGAGTATACAATGTTCTATTTTGATTTGAGCACAGTCCATCGCTATTCTAGCAATTGGGCCAGCTAGAACATTATGCTTAGAACCCATGGTTATTACATTACGATCCAACCGTCGAGAACTCGAAACTGAATACGTATACTTTTCTCTTGTCGGATCTCTATTAGCAAAAGCATTGAATGCTCTTTTTAATC